CCCGGAAATCTACGACAAGACGTACGAGTGGTACACATCCGGCCCTCGGCAGCGTCTGCAACCGGGCGGAGCCATCGTGATCGTGATGACACGCTGGTCAAAGAAGGACCTGACCGGGCAAGTGATCAAAGCAGCGGCTTCCCGTGAGGGGGAAGACTGGCGAGTGATCGAGTTTCCGGCGATTTTGCCCTCGGGTAAACCCTTATGGCCGGGGTTTTGGTCATATAAGGAACTGGACGCCCTCAGAAACGAACTTCCGGTGTCAAAGTGGCAAGCGCAGTACATGCAGCAGCCCACATCGGACGTATCGGCCATCATCAAGCGTGAGTGGTGGCAGATTTGGGAGCAAGACAGCCCGCCGCACTGTGAGTTTCTCATTCAGTCGTGGGATACGGCGTTCCTCAAGAGCGAGAGGGCGGACTATTCTGCGTGCACCACGTGGGGTGTGTTCTATAAGGACGACGACACGGGTAAACCGCAGTCAAACATCATCCTGCTGAACGCCTTCAAGAAGCGGATGGAGTTCCCGGAACTCAAAGCGCGGGCATTCCAAGAGTTCAAGGAGTGGGAGCCAGACGCTTGCATCGTGGAAGCAAAAGCTGCGGGGTCGCCGCTGATCTTTGAGCTTCGGGCGATGGGCATCCCGGTGCAAGAATTTACGCCGAGCAAGGGAAATGACAAAATAGCTCGTCTGAACGCAGTTGCCGACCTATTCGCAAGCGGGCGAGTATGGGTTCCCGACACCCGTTGGGCGGAAGAGTTGGTCGAAGAAGTCGCCTCCTTCCCGTCTGGTGAGCATGATGACATGGTGGACTCGATGAGTCAGGCACTCCTGCGGTATCGCCGGGGCGGCTTCATTCAGCTTGAGACCGACGAACAAGACGATGAGCCGCGCTATCGACGCAAGCGCGAGTACTACTGAGGTGAAACATGGCCATTGAGAAATCACTGTATGCAGCCCCGCAAGGGATCGAAGAACTCATGCAGGACGCTGGTCCCGCTATCGAGATTGAGATTGAAGACCCTGAGTCAGTAACGCTGGGCGTTGATGGCCAGCCAATCATGACCATCGAGCAGGGTGAAGAAGACGAGTTCAGCAAGAACCTTGCTGAAGACATGGACGAGCAAGAGTTGCAGTCAATCGCTTCTGAGTTGGTAGGTGACTACGACGAGGACATTGCCTCACGCAAGGACTGGATGCAGACTTACGTGGACGGCCTTGAGTTGCTGGGTCTGAAGATCGAGGAGCGCACTGAGCCGTGGGAAGGCGCATGTGGTGTGTACCACCCGATCCTCGCTGAAGCTCTGGTGAAGTTCCAGTCTGAGACCATGATGGCCACATTCCCGGCCAGTGGTCCGGTCAAGACAAAGATCATCGGTCGTGAGACTGCGGAGAAGAAAGAGTCCGCACTGCGTGTCCAAGAAGACATGAACCACCAGTTGACCGACGTGATGAAAGAGTACCGGCCTGAGCATGAGCGCATGCTCTGGGGTCTGGGCCTTGCAGGTAATGCGTTCAAGAAGGTGTACTTCGACCCACATCTGGACCGTCAGGTGTCCATGTTCATCCCTGCTGAAGACCTCGTGGTCCCATACGGCGCGAGTGATCTGGCCTCGGCAGAGCGTGTGACGCACGTGATGCGTAAGACGGAGAACGAGCTTAAGCGGCTGCAACACGCAGGGTTTTACCGAGACGTTGATCTGGGCACTCCTGAGAACGTGCTCGACGAAGTGGAGAAGAAAATCGCCGAGAAGTTGGGCTTCCGTGCCACGGCTGATGACAGGTACAAAATTCTTGAGATGCACGTGCACCTCGACCTCAAGGGGTACGAGCACAAGGACGACGGCAAGACTACTGGCATCGCCCTGCCTTACGTGGTGACAATCGAGAAGGGGTCCGGCACTGTGCTGGCCATTCGTCGCAACTGGGAGCCTGATGATGAGACTTATCAACCTCGCCAGCACTTTGTGCACTACGGCTATGTACCCGGCTTTGGTTTCTACTATTTCGGTCTTATCCACCTGATCGGGGCCTTCGCCAAGAGCGGCACGTCGCTGATCCGCCAACTGGTCGATGCGGGCACGCTGTCTAACTTGCCCGGTGGCTTCAAGACTCGCGGTATGCGCGTCAAGAACGACGATACCCCGGTGGCTCCGGGTGAGTGGCGTGACGTTGATGTGCCATCTGGTGTGCTGCGCGACAACCTGCTGCCGCTGCCGTACAAGGAGCCGAGCCAAGTTCTGGCTGGACTGATGGACAAGATCATTGAAGAAGGCCGCAGGTTCGCAAACACCGCTGACCTGAGCCTGAGTGACATGAGTGCGCAAGCACCCGTGGGCACCACGCTGGCAATCCTTGAGCGCACGCTCAAGAACATGTCGGCTATTCAGGCACGCATCCACTACTCGATGAAGCAGGAGTTGGGTCTTCTCAAAGAGATCATCGCTGACTACTGCCCCGAGGAGTACAGCTACGAGCCCGAGGAAGGCACACGGTTCGCAAAGCGTAGCGACTACGACAGTGTTGACGTGATCCCGGTCAGCGATCCGAACGCCGCCACAATGGCTCAGAAGATCGTGCAGATGCAGGCCGTGTTCCAGATGGCTCAAGCGAACCCGCAGATTTTCAACATGCCTCTCCTGAACCGCCAGATGCTGGAGGTCATGGGTATTAAGGATGCGGAGAAGCTCGTGCCGATGGACGACGACCTCAAGCCGTTGGACCCGGTGTCGGAGAACCAGAACATCCTGATGATGAAGCCGGTCAAGGCGTTCCTGTACCAAGACCACCAAGCACACATCATGGTGCACATGAGCGCGATGCAGGACCCGAAGATTCAGCAGTTGCTGCAAGGCAACCCGCAAGCTCCCATGATGCAGCAGGCCATGATGGCGCACATCAACGAGCACCTTGGTTTTGAGTACCGTCGTCAGATCGAGCAGCAACTTGGCATGCCACTGCCTGCCGAGAAGACCGAAGAGGGTGATGACAACTACTTGCAGCCCGAGGTCGAGGCGCGTCTGGCTCCCATGCTGGCGCAAGCCGCCCAGCAGTTGCTCCAGAAGAACTCGCAGGAAGTGGCGCAGCAGCAAGCACAGCAGCAAGCGCAAGACCCGCTGGTCCAGATGCAACAGCAAGAACTCCAACTCAAAGGTCAAGAGTTGCAGCGCAAGGCGGCAAAGGACCAGACCGATGCCGTCCTCAAGGCGCAGCAGTTGCAGATCGAGCGGGATCGGATCGCTGCCCAGCAAGAGACCGACGCCAAACGCCTGCGTGTAGATGCGATCAAAGCAGCTACCGAACAAGGGCGCACACGTGAAGAACTTATGGCAAAGCTCAGTGTTGACGTGCTCAAGCACTTGTCAAACAAGAGCCATGAGGAGCAGGGCCGCGCTCAGAACGAGCGGCAGCACTTGCGTCAACTGGAGAACCGCCCACAACCGGCGAAGAAAGGTGAGTAATGGACAAAACACTTGAGTATCTGAAGAACGAGTACATGGACCGTATGAACATGCTGTCAGAGGCAATGGCACGCGGGATGTGTACGAGCTTTGAGGAGTACAAGTTCACATGCGGACAGTTACGAGGTCTTGAGTCTGCATGTGCCGTAATTCAAGACCTCGCAGAGAGACTGGAGAAATCGGATGACTGAATCCATTTTGTTGGCTACAGACGCCAGCAACCCCCAAGTTGTGGGGGCCTACAACTTCAAGGCAAGCATTGAAGAGAAGGCCAAACAACTGCCCCGCCCTGCGGGCTATCGCATCCTGTGTGCGGTGCCCGAAGTGGAGAAAGAGTTTGAAAGCGAAATCGGTCTGATCAAAGCAGACGAGACGATTCGCAATGAAGAAACTCTGACGACCGTCCTGTTTGTTGTCGAGCTTGGCCCCGACTGCTACAAGGACGAGAAGCGGTTCCCCAACGGTCCGTGGTGCAAGAAGGGCGATTTTGTCCTGATCCGCCCCCATACCGGTAGCCGTCTGGTCATTCATGGACGCGAATTCCGAATCATCAACGACGATTCGATTGAAGGCGTGGTGGACGACCCGCGTGGTATCAAACGTAAATAAGGAGCTACAAGATGCCCCCGATGGATCAAACAGACTTCAAGTTCCCCGATGAAGTTGAAAACAAGGGTCAGCCTGAAGATTTGAAGGCTGGTGGGGAGATTGAAATTGAGATCGAAGACGACACCCCTGTCGAAGATCGCAACAAAACCCCGATGCCCAAGCCTCTGGTTGAAGAACTGGAGAAGGACGAGCTTGACCAATATGACGATGCCGTCAAGGAAAAGCTCAAACAGATGCGCAAAGTCTGGCATGACGAGCGCCGTGACAAAGAAGCGGCCCTGCGTGAGCAGCAAGAAGCTATCTCGGTGGCCCAGCGGCTGATCGAGGAGAACAAGCGCATCAAGTCGATTCTCACCACCGGTGAGAAAGAGTACGTTTCTACGGTACAACGAGCTGCCCAGCTTGAGCTTGAAGCCGCGAAACGGGCCTACAAAGAAGCCTATGACGCAGGCGATACCGACAAGGTAATCGAAGCGCAGCAGGCTATGCAGCAGGCCAATTTGAAGGTTATGCAGGCAGAAAACTTCAAAATGCCCTCTTTACAGGAGGAAAATTTTGAAGTACAAACGCCGCAACAGCCCCAGCAAACCCGCAGGGCCGACCCCAAAGCTGAAGCGTGGCAAGAGCGTAACAGTTGGTTTGGCACCAATCGAGGTATGACGGCATACGCCCTCGGTCTCCACGAGGAACTGAAGGACAGTGGCGTTTCCGTTGGGTCTGACGAGTATTACAGTGCGTTGGACAGAACGATGCGCAAACGGTTCCCTGAGGCTTTCACCACAACTGTGGCCTCGGAGGAGGAAGAACAAACCAGCCGTGAACCGGCGCGGACCAAACCCGCAACGGTCGTGGCCCCGGCAACGCGAAGCACTGCACCCCAAAAAGTGCGTCTGAAGCAGAGCCAGCTCAACCTCATCAAAAAGTTGGGCATCACTCCTGAGCAGTATGTGAAGGAGTTTGTAAAAGGAGGCCAAAATGGCTGAAAATCGTCTCGCTAGAGAACTTGAAACACGTGCGATCTCGGAGCGCCCTAAGCAGTGGCAGCAACCCGAACTTTTGCCTGAGCCGGACAAACACCCGGATTACGCATATCGCTGGATTCGTGTCTCAACGCTGAACCAAGCTGACCCGCGTAACCTCTCGGCCAAACTCCGTGAAGGTTGGGAGCCGGTTCCCGTCGAGGAACAACCCAAATTCCGACTGCTAGTTGATCCCGGCTCCCGTTACAAGGAGAACATCGAGATCGGCGGACTGTTGCTTTGCAAGACTCCCAAAGACTTTGTGCGTCAGCGTAACGAATTCTTCGCCAAGCAGACCCAATCTCAGACAGAGGCTGTGGACAACAGTTTGATGCGTCAAAGCGACCCCCGGATGCCGCTCTTCAATGAGCGTAAATCCTCGACGAGCTTTGGCAAAGGCACTTAAACTTTTCGGAGTTCTTAAATGGCATATCCTGTCGTCTCGGCCCCTTACGGCCTAAAGCCGATCAATCTGATCGGTGGTCAGGTGTTTGCTGGTTCTACCCGCGAATACCCCATCGCCAACGGCTACGCTACCAACATCTTCTACGGTGATTGTGTGGCGCTGGTTCGTGGTAACCTTGAGCGCATCTCTGTTTCGACTGGTACTCTGGGTACTGTTGCCGGGATTTTCCTTGGCTGCTCGTACACCAACCCGGTCACCAAGCAGAAGCAATTCGCTCAGTACTGGCCCGCAAGCACCGCTGCTGGTGACGCTGTGGCAATCGTCTGTGACGATCCTGACACCGTGTTCAAAGCTGTGGTTTGCTCTTCTGGCACCACCATCGCCTCTGGCGCTCGTGCAATGATCGGTCAAAACTTGGCCATGATCAACAACACTGGCTCTACTGCTACTGGTGATTCCAAGAACGCCATTCTCGCCCCCAACGATACGCCTGCTACGACTGACAGCCTCCCGCTGCGCGTACTGGGCCTCGTGACCGAGACTGCTGTTTCTCTGGGTACCGCTACGTACACCAGCATTTCTACCGCCACCGTGACCTGCTCGGCTCTGCCTTACGCACTGCCTGTTGGTACCGATGTTGGTTCGCTGGATTCCAACGGTAACTACATCCCCTCTGGCTCTTTCGTAGACACGGCTGCTTCTGCTGGCGCGACTTCGTTCGTTCTGAACCAAGCCCCCTCCGCTGCATTCGCTTCTAGTGCAACTCTGGTCTTTACTCAGTACCCTGAACTGCTGGTCAAGATCAACATGGGTCAGCACGAGTACTACTACGCAACGGCTACCGCCTGATAAGGAGTAACGTAACATGGCTATCTCTCGTGCCCAACTACTGAAAGAATTGCTCCCCGGTCTGAACGCTCTGTTCGGTCTGGAGTACGCCAAGTATGGCGAAGAGCATAAGGAAATCTACGAAACCGAAACTTCGGAACGTAGCTTTGAAGAAGAAACGAAGCTGTCTGGCTTCTCCGCTGCGCCCGTCAAGGCTGAAGGCTCCGCCATCGCTTATGACAACGCACAGGAAGCATGGACTGCCCGTTACAACCACGAAACCATCGCTTTGGGTTTCTCGCTGACCGAAGAGGCCATCGAAGACAACCTGTACGACAGCCTGTCTGCTCGTTACACCAAGGCTCTGGCTCGTGGCATGGCTTACACCAAGCAGGTCAAAGCTGCCGCTGTTCTGAACAACGGTTTTAGCTCTGGCTACGTGGGTGGTGACGGCGTTTCGCTGTTCTCCAATGCCCACCCGCTGGTGTCTGGCGGTACCAACAGCAACGTGCCTAGCGTTGCAGCCGACCTGAACGAGACTTCTCTGGAAAACGCTGTGATCCAGATTTCTCTGTGGACGGACGAACGCGGTCTGCTGATCGCCGCCAAGCCCCGTAAGCTGATTGTGCCCCCGGCACTTCAGTTCACGGCAACTCGCCTGCTGGAAACCGAACTGCGCGTTTCTACTGCTGACAACGACATCAACGCCATCAAGAACAATGGTTCTATCCCTGAGGGATACACCATTAACCACTTCTTGACCGACACGAACGCTTGGTTCCTGACCACGGACGTGCCGAACGGCATGAAGCACTTTGTCCGCACCCCGCTGCAAAACAGCATGGACGGCGACTTTGATACCGGCAACGTCCGTTACAAGGCTCGTGAGCGTTACAGCTTCGGCTGGTCTGACCCTCTGGGCATGTACGGCTCTGCTGGAGCCTAATAGATTGGGGGGCCTTGTGCCCCCCTTTCTTTTGGGGTATATTGGCCCCATTCCGGGGTCCCCGGTGTATCTGACAGTCCCGGCTGACGACATGCAGACAGATGCACCACAACTCGCATGTGAGGTCTTAAATGGCATCAACCACCTTCTCCGGCCCGGTTACTTCCACAAACGGTTTCGTTGGCGCAATTACTGGCGCAGTTGTTGGCAACGTCACTGGTAACGTGACCGGCAACGTCACTGGCACTGTGACTTCCACCACCGGCACCACCGCCAACCTGAGTTCTGCTGCTAACGCACTGAACACCACTGGCAAGGCTCTGGGCACTACGATCTACAACACCACCACCAAGACTTTCTACGTGGCGCAAGGTGCACTGGCCACCAGCACGTGGATCGACGCTGCCGACGGTACAACCACGATCACTCCGTCCTGATAAGGGGTAACGCATCATGATGCAGACCGATGTAAAGGCCAAGTCTCTGGCCGCATCCGGTTCGGTGTATGGAGACCGTACCCGCGTTCGCGGTATGGTCGTTACACCGGGCGCGTCTGCTGGTAGCGTCACCCTCAAAGATG